CTTTATTCCGAAGTGGATTAGTAGTTGGAAGAATTATTGATTCTGTAACCGAAATTGATTATCAAGCAAAAATATTAGGATATACCAAAAAAGAAATGGCAAAGTTTTGGGATGTTGGAGTGAAACACACCAAATTAGATAAACATCCAATTGAAGAGATTATTGATGAAGAAACCTCGGACAATATTAAAAGACAAGCAACCACAATGCCTATTTTATTTGACAGTTTAAAGTCTATTGTAGGCGACCATTACTTACCTCAACCAGTCATTTATATCCATAAAGAAGGGCATAAAGTCCCTGCAATGGCTTACAACAAGGTACAATGGAGAGAATTGAAAGTTATTTCAAGAATAAAATTTTTGAACAGTATGTCTTCAGATTAAAATACATCACCATAGGTAAATAACAGTACTGGCTATACTGTTTCCTTTATCTATGATAATTAAAAATAACGTAGGAGTTAAATATGAGATGCACATATCACCCAACTGCTGTGATTCATTTTGAAGAAGTCACAGACTATAAAACACACCCACTATCAGGCGATTTAGTACGTATACACCGTGAAATGCCTGTATGCCCTGATTGTTTTGACAATCTGGAAAAAACAGGTGTTTACAACCCTAAAATAGAAAAGACTGAACAAGACCACTTAGAAGAAAAAGTGGAGTCTCACATTGATTCAGTTATAGCAGATAGAGGTTTGTATGCCCGTGCTAAATAAAACCCTCACTAACAAACAATTAAAATCAGAACTAGAACAAGTCATGATAATGATTGATGATATAGACACAGGTCTAAGAAAAAGCGATTACGATCTAAATAAAACATCATTGATGTTATTGACAGATGTTTCAAAAAGACTAAACAAGGTTCATGAAGTATTGCATACTAAGGAGGACGTACATGCCTTTACTAATTGAGAATATTGAAGAATATGACAACGATTCAGTATTTGAAGACATGGTAGAAATAGTATTTCCAACATTAGATGAAATGCTATTTGAAGAAATGTGTCAAATACAAGACGATCATGGACTGTCTGATAGTATGGTCAAACAACTATTAACCAGTTGGTTAATGAAAAAGGGAGAAAAACTATGAATACAGCTTCAGCATTAAAGTTTACACGAATACTAGGATACTTGACAATGACTGCAAACGGCATTCTTAACATAACGTCTAAGATGGCTAATAGAGCATCAGACGTAGTGTTGGACAGGAGACGATATAAGGTCGAAATAATCGTTGACGGTGCAACTATAAGAACTCATGATAATTGTAGCAGTAACAAAGTACAAAACATCATGAACGCTAGCAGCAAGTTGGGTATATCTCAGTTAATCGTTACGGAAATGGAATAGCTCCATTGGTTAGAAAAGTGAAAACCAGAGTCAACACAGAGAAATCAAGATTTCTTAGTGTCTCGGAGCAAACCGAGCGACCTACGTAATAAGCATGCGACAAAGGCAAAACAAAGTGGCTCTGGTAATCACTACAAAAAATGGCTCATCATATTTGTTTAAGGTATTTCAAAATATTAACAATTGAAACTAACAATAAAAGGTGAGCCAGAACATTAATAAGGAACAATATGAAACAAACATCAGCACCAGATACTAGACCAGCTATAGCATTTGATACAGCCACTGAAGTAAAAACGATAATAGATGCATTACGTGCATATAGGGCCTATGAAGTAATTGATGAAAAAAGGAAAGAATCTATTAGAAAACTAGAAGATGAACATGAAAGAGCATTAAACATGTTCAAAGGAGAATAACATGACACAAAAAAACATAAAAAAACTATTTAAGCAACATGACTTAAGACTAGCTAAAGGCACTATGGATCTAATACAAGAAGAGTTACACCTACATGTAGGTAGACTAGCTAGAAGATCAAAAAGTGGTTTGGGTAGTTATAAAACATTAACACCAGAGTTATTTCACATAGCATTAGGAAGAACGCAATCATGAAATATCAATTACCAAAAAAATTACTCAAGTCATGGTTAACTGCATTACGAAGTGATAAATATCATCAAACCACTGGATTATTATGTGAATTAGACTATGGATATTGTGCAATAGGAGTTTTAGCTAAGGATTATTATGGAATACCTGAATCTAAACTAGATAATGAAGTCGATATCAATGAAGTAGCTGAAATGACAGACAGTCGTCTACCCAATAGTTTGGGTAACCAAGAATTTCAAGATTGGATCACAACTATGAATGACGAATATCAAATGTGCTTTGAAGAAATAGCAGACAAAATAGAACAAAATGTGGAGGTTGTATGAGTATCAAGATCAACAAAGTTAATTGGGGACAATTTGGACAACGTAGTATAAGTGTCAAAACAAATAGAGTACCTCCTAATGGTGCATTTGTCGAGATACTTCAAAAAGATAAACACGGCAACAGACTGTACCCTAACAGGTACTTTGTTTCTCCTAATGAGGCTCACAAGGTTGAGAGATTTCATTGGGGAGAAGCTTACGTCTATTTGTGTGATGAACTAGAAGATAGTCACACAAAAATAATGCTAGAACAACAAAGGGAGTTAGTATGAGCACATTTATGATACATTGCGGTGGTAAGAAAGTAAACGTAGCAGAATTATCTGCTATTGAACTACCAGAAAGAACAGATACATATGAACCAGTAGCCTTTTCAGACCTACTAATGAATACAAGACGTATTTGTGACGATCTACTGAATTTAGAATTCATAGATCAAAAACTAGCAGTAAGTAAGAATGAACAACGATTCTTTGGCCTACTGCAATACAAAGACCCAAACAACGAAGAAATGGGTCAAGCTATAGGCATTCGTAGCAGTCACGACAAGAGCATGTCCAATGGCTTTTGTGCAGGTAGTACTGTCTTTGTTTGCGATAACATGTCTTTTACAGGTGAAGTCACCTATATGAGAAAACATACCAAAAATGTCTTTGAAGATCTACAAGACAAGCTGGTAAGTGTTCTTTATAAGAGCAAAGACAAGTTTGCAAACATTGTAAAAGATGCTGAAGACATGAAGGATATCGAGATCACCACTGATGATGCTTTTAGTTTCATTGGCCGTGCATTTGGATACAAAACATTAGGTGCTAGACAAGCTAGTGATGCTATACGTCATTGGAATAGTCCACCTTATGCCGAGTTCATGGATAAATCTGTATGGTCATTGTACAATGCATGTACAGAGTCTTTGAAGAGTACGCCACCAAACAAGATACTAGAACGTCATATCGATTTACACGATAGAACGTTAAAGGAGTTTGGTATTAGTTAAATAAATAAAGAATAGCAGTGTCAGTCCACAACTACACTATAAAAAAGAGTCCTTACTCCGCATCTGAGCTCTTTTGGTTGGCACTGCTTCCTTTATCTAGACAACATTAAACAAAAGGAAAATACATGAAGGAACTAAACATACATGAAAAGTTGAACATTGTCCAAACCTCATTAAAAGTAGAGAAAGGTCACAAAAACAACTTTGGTAAATACAACTATAGAAACCTAGCAGACATCTTTGAAGGTGTAAAACCATTCTTGAATGAAACGGGTTGTACACTAGTGGTAACAGATGAAATGGTTGAAGTAGGTGGTAGTAATTATATAAAAGCTACTGCTGTATTTGCAGACCATGACGGCAATGAGATAAAAGCTTATGGATGGGCAAGAGAATCTGTAAACAAGAAAGGAATGGACGATAGCCAGATCACAGGAGCTACGTCATCCTATGCACGTAAATATGCCTGCAATGGTTTATTTGCAATAGATGATACAGCAGATGCTGATAGTATGGACAATCGTGACCATCTTAGTCAATTAAAAGCCAATACCAAAGGTGAAGTAAAAACTAGAACCAATGATATGGTCAAATTAAAAAGACTATCTAACTCAGTACACTTCAAAGGTGCTAAGACCAAAGCTGGTCTAACCATTGAAGCAGGTGTTGAGAAATGGTTAAAAGAGAAAGACCGTACTCAAGAAGAAGTAATGGAAAAATACATACAACTAAAAGACCTTGAAGAAGGTTTTAC